TGGTTCGACACCCCGGCTCTTTTTTACAAAAGAGACCCCCGAAAACCCTGTATTTACAATGCCCAGCCAAACCGACATCGCCGACGCCCTTGGTCTGACCCGCCAACGCGTCTCGGTCCTGGTCAAAAAAGGAATGCCCATCGACTCGGTCGAAGCGGCCGTCGCGTGGCGTCAAGCGCAGGACGATGCCCGCGTCCGAAGGGCACCCATCGCGGCGCCGGCGCAACTCGACGACGGCACCCTCGCCGACACCATCGCCGAACACCGCCGTCTTGTCGGTCGTGCCCGTGGCGTCTGGCTTGGGGCGATGGACTCCGGCGATCCAAACCAAGGCAAGTACCAGACGGCCTACAACCAATCCCTCAAAACCTTGGTGAACCTTGAGGAGGAGCAGGAGCGTCGGCTCATCCTCGCGAAGGAATACATCAGCTCCAAGGAGGCGAGCGAGGCGATGCGCCAGATGACGGGCGAGGTCGTCAACCGTCTCGACAAATTGGCGCTCGATGTCGCCGAGGCCTGCAACCCCGAGAACCCAGCCAAGGCCGTGAAAGCAATCGAGGCTTGGGTCCGCAAAACGAAGGCAGACCTTTCCGCGAATGACGAAGGATGACCTCTTGGCGGTAGGTCGAAACGTGCTGCGTCCGTCCGACTCTGGCGACGTGGTGGATTGGCTTGAGGAGAACGTCCTCGCCATCCCCGACTCACCGATGCCCGGGCCGTTCCGCTCGGACCGCACGCCGTGGATCGCGGAAGCCTTACGCATCGCCGCCGACCCCGAGACGAAACTCCTCACGGTTCTCGCCAGCATCCAATCGGGTAAGTCTCTCTTTGCCCGCCTGTTTACCTGTCACATCGTGGCGAACGCTCCAGGGCCGACGATGGTGCTGCAGGCGACCGACGCGGAAGCCAAGGACTTTTCAATCCGTTACCTTCGCCCCGTCTGGAACAACTGCCCGCCTGTAAAGGCTCGCCTATCGGCCGACGACCTTGACCGCTCGACGACCGCTGACTTCGACCGCATGACGGTCTATTGCCGTGGCATCTGGAACGAGGCAAACCTTCAACGACTATCGCTCCGATATACAATTGCAGATGAATGTTGGATGGCACCGAGCGGGCACCTTGCGGAACTCAGCGCACGCGTCACGGCCTTCGGCTGGATGGGCAAACGCATCTTTATGTCGCAGGGCGGGACGGCTGGACAGGAGTTCCATCAGCTGCACGAGTCCACCGATCAGCGGGACTGGCATATGAAATGCCCATCGTGCGGTCATCTCCAGCCTTGGATTTGGGAGCAAGTCCGCTTCCCCGAGGAAGCCAAGGCAAGCGGCACATGGGACTTAGCCAAGGTGAACGACGGCACGACCTACGAGTGCGCTGGCTGTAAGACGCGACTGCCCGACACCAACGCGAGCCGCCTGCAGGCCAATGCCGGGGGGATGTTCGTCCCGACCGCCATCTCATCGAACAAGGGCCACATCGGTCTGCATTGGAACAGCCTTGCGACGATGTCCTGGGGAGAGCTTGGGGTGCTGATGCTCAAGGCGAAGGAGTCGTCGGACACCTACGGCCTCGATGACTTGCGTCGCCAATTCAAGCAGAAGAGGTTGGCGATGGCATGGTCGGACGATGGCGGCTCAATGACCGCACCCGTCAACGCGTCAGACTACGCCCTTGCCGACGACTGGGCGGAGGAAGCAGTCATCACTCCGAAGGCCCAAATCGCTACCCGCGAGAATGCCCCCGCTGGGAGCATCCCCTTCCGTACGCTCGGCATCGACGTCCAGCGTGGTCACTTCTGGGCGGTGGTTCGGCGCTGGAGCCGTACAGGTCAAAGCCGTCTAATGGCTTTTGAGAAGATTGAAACGTGGTCAGGCCTCGACGACCTCGCCCGAAAAATGGGCGTCCACAAGGCCCTTGTCGCGGTGGACTCAGGGGACAACACGCAAACCGTCTATGCCGAGTGTTGCCGGCGAGGCTGGAAGGCCTTCAAGGGTTCGGGCGCCGAGGACTTCGCGATCACCTCGTCGAACGGCCAGACGACCCGCCGCTTCTACTCCGACCCGCAGGCCATCGTCGTCCCTGGACAGCCGACCCGCGTCTCTTTGATTGTCCACTCGGCCTCTGCCGGCAAAGACCTCCTGCACGGCCTCCGCGTCCGTAAACTGCACACCTACCCACGTGACGCGGTCGAGGACTACGCCAAGCAGCTGAACTCCGAAGTCCGCATCAAGGACAAGCGCACGGGGAAGCCTATGTGGATTTTACCCCAAGGCGTCTCGGACAACCACGCCCTCGACTGCGAAGTCCTCGCCATGCTCGTCGCCGTCCGCTGGGGCGTCGTCGGTCGGGAGGCCACGACTACGGAAGCCGAAGCACCTACAACTTGACACCGTGCCCGACCTTATCACCTTAAACGCAAGCGAGTCGGGGGTTTGTGGGGACCTACAATGGCTTGGAGGTTCGGATCGTTGGCCCTCGGCTCGCCCCCTTTCCTTCCAATCGGAGCAAGTTTAACATGGCTTCCGGCATCTTTATCGGCCTCACCGAGTGCGAACTCCTTGCAATCCGTACCAAAGCGGTGGCCCTTATCACCGAAGGCAAGACCCTCATGTCCTACTCGGACAGCGGCTCGTCGGCGTCGAAGTCTATGGTCATGCCCGCCAAGGAGATGCTCGCGGAAGCACAGTACGCCCTCGGCATCCTCGACCCCCAGCAGTATCCTGGCTCGGTCCGCACCAAGGTCATCGCCGTCCGCTGGGATAACCGACAAATCTAAACATGGCATTACCCAAAAAGAAGCCCGCGATCAAGAAGCCAGCCCCTCCTGTCAAGGCGACGAAGGGAACGCCCAAGGCGTCGGCATGGTCGTCTAACTTCCAGAACGCCGGTATGTCATTCGCCCGACGTGCTTGGTACGGCTCGGCGCCTCAAGACGCCCGCAAGGACGTCAACTCCTACGACCGACTGCAGCTTCTCCAGAAAGCCCGCTACGCCGAGAAGAACTACCCTTCGATGGTGCAGTACGTAAACGACATGGTGATGTACGTCGTCGGCGATGGCATGAAGCCTACGAGCCACGCCCAAGACCCGCTCAAGGCGCGTCTCTACGAGGACTATTACTACCGCGAAACCCGCAAGGCAGACATCACGGGACGCTTCACGGGCGAACAACTGCAAAGGATTATCGTCCACACTTGGGCGGTCGACGGCGAGATGTTCGCCCTCAAGGTCCGTGACGCCGCCGGCAAGGCCAAGACTCAGCTCATCGAAGGCCACCGCGTCATTAGCCCGACCGAGGCCAAACAGATTACCCCAGACACTTGGGACGGTTTCGTCTTCGGTCCCTACGGCGAACTGAAGGGCATCTGGGTGCAGAACACGGACACGACCTTCTCCTTCATCTCTGCCGAGTCGGTCCTGCACATCGCCAACCAGCAACGTATCTCGGCGGCGCACGGCATCCCTCCGATGCAGCAGGCCTTGAACTCGATGCAGGACCAGAGCGAGATCATCGAGCTGGAGAAGCGGGCCGTCAAACAGGTGACGGACGTGCCTTCGGTGCTGACCAAGAACGGGGGCTTTGCCGACAACAGCCTCGTCGCCGACCTCAACGGCGTGACCGCCTCCGATATGTCGAACATCAGTTCGCAGATGGGCGGGAAACTCTTGGTCCTTGAACCAGGAGAAGACCTCAAGAGCGTCACCCCGAACTTCCCTCGCCAGTCGATGGATATGTTTAACACCATCCTTGCCCGCATGATCGCAAGCGGCGGCCTGCCCTACGAGGTGGTCGGAGACGGTAGCAAGGCCGGTTCGGCTTTGGTTCGTCTGGTCCTCGGTAAGGCTGACCGATATGTCGGTCAAATCCAATGCATGGTGCATGACGAATACTGCGTCCCCGACTGGCAATGGCGCATCGCCGACGGCATCGCCAAGGGCGAACTGCCTGACGACCCGAATTGGGCGGACGTTGAGTTCAGCGTCCCGCAAACCCCTTCCATCGACAACGGCCGCGACTCCGCCAACGACCGCGAAGACCTCCGGGCAGGACTTACCTCCTTCTCTGCAATCTCGAAGAAGCGAGGCGGTGACTTCCGCAAGACCTTCAAGGAACTAGTCGAGGACATCGTCTTCGCCAAGGACATGACGGCCGCAACTGGCGGCAAGGTCTCCTTTGAAGAGGCGATGCAGCGCTTCACCAATATGCAACCAAAGCCCGAAATGGAGGAGTCTCCAGAGGACGAGGCCGAGGACGCAACGGAAGCGGTCGACGACCCTGAGGACGAACCCTCTAACCTTGGGATGCCCGGCAACAACGACACCCTTCCCGCCTAATTTTACACCATGCGCTTCCTCAATAACGGACTCAAAGGCCGCGAGCCTCTGCTCATCGACCCAGCCAAGGCGACCGACGCCAAGGCATTGACCGAAAAGTACGCCTTCACGGATATGCTCACCAAGCTCTTCGGCGACCGCCCTCAAGCCTATGTGCGTGCGGACGGCATCGGCGTCATCCCCGTGATGGGGGTAATCGGCAAGGGCGTCTCGCCCCTGGAGCAGATGATGGGCGCCGCCGACATCGACCAGATTTCCGCCGACATCGACGCGATGGAAGCCGACCCTGCCGTCAAACGCGTTGCTTTCCATATCATCTCTCCTGGCGGTACTGTTACGGGCGTGCCTGAACTTGCCTCCAAGATGCGCCGCATGAAAAAGGCAACCCGCTCCTTTGGCGAGGAAGCCAACAGCGCCGCCCTGTGGATCGGTGCGGCCGCAGACAGTTTCGTGGCCCTGCCATCTGGCTCTATCGGTTCCGTGGGCGTCTACATGGTCATCCCAGACTACAGCCAAGCCTACGCCGACGCTGGCGTGCGGATGGTGGTCATCAAGTCCAGCCGCTCCCCTCTGAAGGGCGCCGGCATCGAAGGCACGTCCTTGACCGCCGAGCAGATTGCCGACCTCCAGAAGCAAGTCGACGCAATCGACGAGGACTTCATCGAGTCCATCAAGATGACCCGCGTCAACGCCAAGGACGCCGCCTTCACGGGTGGTTCGTTCTCTGGCAAGGAAGCCGCCAAACTTGGTCTAGTCACCGGCCTTGCCGACTCGCTTGAGGAAGCCCTCAGCACTTGGGCTTAACCCCTCGGCTTATTCCAAACAAAGCAATTACAAGATGACCATCGAAGAACAGCTCTCGACCGTTGAAACGCTCGCCCAGGCGTTGACCGCCGAACGCGACGACCTCCGCTCCACCGTGGAGAAACTCACCGTCGGTGCCGCTGACGAACTGACCGCCGTAAAGGCCGAAGTCGTCACCAAGGACGCCCGCATCTCCGAGCTGACCGTGGCCTTTGAGGCCGCCACCGCTGAGATCGCAACGCTCAAGGCTTTGGTCTCCGACCTCGAGGCCTCAAAGGTCTCCGCTTCCAAGGAAGCCGCCAACATCGTCGCCAAGACCGGCTCGCAGCCCGTCCTTGCGGAACAGCCCTCCGTGCAGACCGAAAAGTCGGTCGAGCAAATCCGCGAGGAGTACTCCGCTATGAAGCCCAGCGGCGAACGTGTTGCCTTCCTCAAGAAGCATCAATCGGCCATCCTCTACGGCCGCACCAAATAATTTCCCTTCACCCCTAAATACCTAATATACTACCATGGCTAATTCTGGTTTCGACCTCGCTCCAGCCGCTCTCGCCGACATCATCGTCGCCGACGTCCGTCCGAAGCTCCCTATGCTCGACGTCTTCACGACCCTCGCGCAATCCCCTACCGATCGCGGTATCTCCATCGACGTCCCGTTCGTCGCTGGTGACGACGCCATCGTCTTCGACAAGGCTTCCGGTGGCTACCACCAGACCGGCGATGCCGACATCACCAAGGCTACGGTGAACCTCGTTCACTACCACGCCACCCGCTCGTTCGACGCGCAGGAACTCGCCGCTTGGGGCCCAGAAGGCGTCATCAACGCTTTCAAGGAAGAAGTCCAGGCTAAGATCGTGAAGAAGGTCAACGCTGCCGTTGCCGCCCTCGTCACGAACGCCAACTACTCCAGCAACATCGTCATCGCCGCTGCTGACTTCGACTACAATGACGTGGTCGACCTCGACATCGCCCTCGATGACCTCCTCGCTCCTGAACAGCGCGGTCTCGTCCTGAACTCCTCGTACATCGGCGCTCTCCGTAAGGACGCCAAGCTGACCTCCGCGTTCAACACGCAGGGCGACAACAGCGTGGTCCGCACCGGCATTGTCGGCAACATCGGCACCCTGCAGATCATGCAGTACGCTGGTCTCCCGAACAACAGTGAAAACCTCGTCGGCTTCGCGGCCGCCAAGGACGCCATCGCTATCGGCACCGGCTCGGTCTGGTCCGTTGGCACCAACTCCGCTGTCGCTACCATGGGCGGCCTCTCCGTCATGGTTGAGTCCGAGTACACGGGTGGTATCCTCTACTTGACCGCCGCAATTCGCTTCGGTGCCGCTAAGGGCCGTTCGAACTTGAAGCGTATCAAGAGCGCCTGAACAACGCGGCTCAAGCCGCTTAACGAGACCCCCTTGGCTAACCCCTTGGGGGTCTTTCGTTTTCCTACCAAAGCGGGCATATATGATGAGCCTCTACGGAACCGAGTTTCTTAATGACGCAAAGGAGATGATTGCCGACTTCGGCGTGGCTGGTTCCGCCAACTCGGGGGCCATCACCTTTCAATGCCTCATCTCCGACCCCGCCGTCCAGACCGTCCTTGAGGCAGGGGGGTATATGGAGCGGACCCAGTACACGGTAAGGGTGCCAGCCGTAACGGCCTCCTGGAGCCTCCCAGATGGGTCTAATGGGGCATCGGCGGCCCTACTGTCCGCTGGCGTCCCCATCGCCTCCTTGGGCCAAGGGAAGAAAATCGTAGCCGGCGGGAAGAACGTCCGCATCACGACCCAGACCTACAAGCCTGCGTCGGCTTGGATCACGCTCGTCGTCATCGACGACAACCAATAGCCCGTGGGAGTAACTCACGCGACAGTCGCCAGTTTCAATTCAGCCCTCTCATCCTTGGCCAAAGAGGTGGGCTGGACCATTGAATACGCATCCCTCCGCGAGGCCGCTTTGATGTGCCGGGATGCCATCGTCTTCACCCCTCCCTTCGTGGACGGGGGTGGCAAGGGCGAGACCAAGCAAGCCGAGCTTGTCGGCAAGGCCGCCGTCAAGAGGGACATCAACTCCATTTTCGTAGCCCAAAACGATAAGTCCCGCGTCACGGGGTCAATGCACCTCAAAAGCCTGCAATATAACGCAGGAACTAGGAACTTCGCGAACTTCACGAAGGCACGCTCCGCCGCCCGCCTGTCCGGCATTGATTTCGTGAGCGGTATCCTCAACAAGATCGTGAAGGACTCGGACGACCAGCGGGCCTTCGCCAAGGCCACGAACTATTTCGGCGCCTCCTCGGTCAAGCAAGACTACGAGGTGGTCCAGGACTTGGAGCCAATCCATCGTCGGCTCAAGATTACCAACCGACAAGGTAAGACCAAAATCATCAAGAACCAAGGCAGTTATGGCACCAACAAGTTCTTGGTCCAGTCCAAGACCCAACTGAACGCCTACATCAAGAAGGAGCAGGACCGGGTCGGCAAACTGAAGTCGGGCTGGTGGAACGCCATGCAAAGCCTTCCCAAGCCCAAGAAGAAGGGGGTCGACCAGACCTTCGGGCGCAAGGGCGTCGCGGCCTACGTCAAGAAGTTCTCCGGCAACGTCATTCAGAGCGTCAAGAGCAGCCCGACCGCCGTGGACATCCGCGTGGGCAACCTAATCGGCGACAACGACAACAAGGCGACCAACAACAACGTCCTGCAGCTTGTCTATGGAAACGCCGTTCAACGCATTGAACTCGACCTGGAGAGGTTCCTCCAGCGAGATGTACGCAACTTCAACAGCGGCCAAATCCGCTAAACCTTTATGGGCACCAAATCCATCCGCCACATCGTAGAGTCCACCCTTGCGACCTACCTCTCGACCCAGACGGGGCTGACCTC